GATGATCATCAACAGCGCGTACCGTGACCCTGTTCACAATGCGCTGGTCGGCGGCGCGCCCATGTCCCGACATAAAAAGGGTGATGCGTTTGATATTGCGCTACACGGTCAATCAAAACAGCAGCTTCTGCAGTTTGCCCGGCAGGCAGGGTTCACAGGTTTCGGAACTAATTATCGGTCGTTCTTGCATGTCGATTGCGGCCCGAAAAGGAGCTGGTAATGTTAGACGTTTTAGGAGCAGTTTTTTCGGGCGGCTTGACTGGTATACTCGGGTCAGCTGTCTCCGGCATATTCAAGTTTTTGGAAGTCCGCGAAGCTAACAAAGCAAAGGTGGCTGACCGACAGCACGAGCTGCGGTTGCAAGAAATACAAATGAAAGCGTTCCAACAAGAAACAGAACGCGAGCTGGCGATTGCATCACAGAAAAGTGCGTCCGAGCAGATGGTGGCGAGCTACGACCACGACAGCAAAATCGGCGAAGGATCGCAGTGGTGCGTGAATACTTTACGATTGGTCCGCCCAGCAATAACGCTCTTGAGTTGGGCCATGGTAACAATGATCTGGTTCACAATGAATAAAGGTTTTTTGGACGCAGCTAGTCAGAGCGAGGTCATGCGATATTTAATAATGACGACGGTCTACACAGCATCCGCATCGACTCTTTGGTGGTTCGGCGACAGAGGCCGCAGCTTCAAAAAATGAAAGTAATAATTCTGATAGCCATGGCAGCATCGATGCTGTCGGGCTGCGTGCCGTTGATGGTCGTGGGCGGCGCAAATGGAGTCTATGGTTGGCGTAAGGATCATGTGATAGAGAAGCGCGTGACGGCTCTCGAGGCGCACTGCATGCCGAAATTGGACACCCAAAAGGCACCGCCGCCTGAGACCAATCCATTGCAACCGCGCATGCCGCGCACCTGGTCAACGCGATGGGTGCGACACTAGCCCACGTAACAACAATTCACGTAACAACCACGTAACAAAAAACTGTGGAAAATAGTGATTGGGCCGTTATGTACTGTATGTTAGTGTCTATGGGCAGGTCGGTTGCCTGTGGATAAACCCGCAGAAATGCGCGCCTTTGTATGTCTCGTTATGTCTGTGTCTATTAATTTTTGGCACTGGTTATATTAGAACAAAGCACAAAGGGTGTTACAATAATCCGCAGAAAACCGCCTGTTCTGGGCGGTTATTTTTTTTTCGCGTAACAATCACGTAACAAAAAACACACTTCCAGACTTTTTAGGGCTAGTAACTATGAGTACTTTTGTGATAAAAATGTTACTCAGAGTACCTATATTGTTGATATTCGTGTACAGGAGGTTGTCAAATGGTCGAGATTGTAGCTAAAGGGCCGGTAAAATCGAGGCAAAAAAAAGGGTGGGCATGCTACTATGTAAGCACCCGCCACAAGGACATAAAGAAAATCGCTGGAGAAAAAGGCGAGCTGATCTGGTTTCGTAAGCGCGAAGATGCAGAAGCAAAAGCGCGTGAACTGAATGCTGCGCAGTATACAAATGGTGTGGTGACTCGATCTGCTGCTGGCACGCTCGAATCCGCGTACAAAATCTACATGGCGTCTCAAGAAGAAAGAGCGGAACGAAAAACGTTGAGCTGGGAGTATTTGCGAAAAATCAAAAGCAACTTAAAGCGACCTATCGAGTGCCTCGGCAAAAACACAAAGGTCTCTGAAATTACAAAAGACAAAATTACTGACTACATAGCGTCTGACCCTCGATCTCGTTTGGTCAGGCAACACGTTTTAAATTATTTAAGCGCGGTATTTGAACAGGCAATTGAATTAAAGTGGATAAATCACAATCCTGCCGCAAAAGTTTACATCGAAGGCCAAAGGGTTTTTACAGAGGCTGAGATCGTAGAAGGCGTTGGTTATAATTTTGACTTCGCGGAATGCGAACGCATCATTCAAGGCTTGATAAAATACGACACGCAAGATGATTATCTGCCTCTGAAATTGCGTGAGTGCGCGCGCAGGCACCCTTGCAAACCACAAGGCTGGTGCAACGGTCTTGCGGTGATTACCATCGCAACAACTGGATTACGCACGCAGGAGATTGCAGCGTTGCGGTGGAGCGCGGTTGATTTTGAACATGACAGGTTGCTTGTGACGACGGCAAAAAAGAGAGGTAAAGAAGGCGTTTCTTTTATTGGCAACGTCAAGAGCAAGAAAGGTCGAAGAGCTGTTCCGCTTGGCGCATTGTCTAAGTTATTAAAAGAGTGGAGGCTCCGCAGCCCTTTTGCCAGCGACGATGATTTCGTCTTTCCTAACCATGTTGGAGATTTTAAAACAAATTATGAGGTTTGGAATCGCACGATCAAAAGAGTGCTGGAGATAGAAAACATCGACAGGCACTTTACGGCCTACACGTTCCGGCATGTTTATGCGACGCTACTCGCACACAAAACGCAAAACGATTTTGTAAAGGTCGCTGACAGACTTGGTCACACCAACATTAATTTTAGCCGAAGCGTGTACTGTGAGCGTCTCGATGACGCGACCAAGAACGCCGAGAATGAAGTGGCTGACTCTATATTGAATACGAACAACGCTGAAGACACGATTGTTGTTGAGGGTAAAGTTTATCAATTAAGAAACTAGATATAGTTAACGACCATAAAATTTTGTGGCGCCGTCGTGAGTACGCTGAAAGCAATACCAGGCGGCGTTATCTTTTCCGGCAGTATTGCCAAACCATTTTACCCTGCCGATAGCGACAATCTTAGAACACATTTGCAGGTATGGGCTGGCCTGCTTTGTATGCGCCCAGTCCGCGTCTGCCAGCAACCATACTTGTGGCGCGCGGCGAGTTAGCTCCACAATAACGCGGTGAAAAATATCTCGGGACCATGGCGGATTTGTGATGATTGTGACGCCGGATATGTGCGGCGTTTTGGTAAAGCAGCTTTGTCGTATGCTGGATGCCTGCGGCTCGATGTCTGCAGCATACACACATGTATGCCCTACTGCTTCGAGCGCATTGATTAGCGCGCCATCACCTGCGCATGGTTCTATAAAATGAGTCAGGATGGGCAGGTGTGCCAGCAAAGGCTCAACGGCAGACGGCGGTGTGCGATAGAAATCACGTTCGTGCCGTTTATAGTCAGACCGTTTTCCCATACCCGACCTGACTATCATGCGCGTGCATGTTTGCTTCAAAACACTTATTGATATGCAGCAGCTGGCCCAAGCCGTTTATGACCCAGCCGTGCCTTGTGACGGGCTTGCCGCACCAGTAGCATGGTCGCTTTGGCACTTGCTCCACAACGCGTTTACTCTTGCGCTTCATCGTCCACCAGCGCAGCTGCAATCGCCGCCCATCCGACCAAATCGTCGTAATCATCTTTGTTCTGCAAGCCGCCGCTGATCATCCGCGATATTTTTTGCAGGCAATTCATCACTGCAATCTGACTCGGTGTCACATTGTAACCAATGTAGCGCGACCAAAGCACTGCGGTGGTCTTCGTGTTTTTTTTCCAGTCGCCGTGCAGATCACCTCTCGCTTCAATGATCGCTTGTGCATTTTGCAAAACGTCAAGCGGTGAGGTCATCGATAGCCTGCCTTGGTATAAAGATTCGGTCACCAATTTTTTTGCCGTCGATATCGCCTCGATGAACCATTCTGCGCAGCCGCAGATTAGCGGCCTCACTAGCTCTTATTTTTCCAGTTGCGTCAGGCACCCCGCCAAAGAGTTCAGCAGACGCCTCGACCAGCGGAATGAGTTTGCCATTTCTAGACATTGAAGCCGCCCCCCTCGTCTTGCTCTACAATCTGTATATCAATACTGATGTTTCCTGTGTCCGAGTACATCCACGCGCTTATTTTGTAGTTGCCTGGCTGTAGTGTTTCCGTAACTTGAAACTTGCCGTTTGACCAAGGCGGCGCGCCCTTTTCCATCGGCACGTTGTTTTCAAAACGGTCTGCATTTTTAAAAAGATTTGTGCGTGCTACGGATCTGTATTTAGGCATTGTTTAGCTCCCTTTTACGTTTGTTGAATATTGTCAGTAGTCCATGGTGAGTATCAGGCAAAGCAGTTTCCAAATGATCGAGCGTGCTTCTGTTTAGACTCGACCACGATTTCAGCTCTGCCGTGTTGCGTATGCGGCTTAAATTTTCTGCCGCATCCACCGCCCATGATTCGAGATCTAGCTTGGGCTTTGCAGGCGCGGTAGTCGGAGGCTTTAGCTGAACTACCTGCGCTGGCTTTGCCGATGGCTTTTTGTTCGGCGCGCTAGCGATCTCCGCATCGTCGTCGGGGTCGCCGACAATGCCGAGCAAATTGCACAAGCCATAGCGTCGCGCATACGTTACGGCACTGCCATACTTTTGCATGTTATCTGCGCCCACTAGCGCGATGCCCTCGTCTTCAATAAATTGTCCGGTCTTGTGCATCACGCGCGTGACGAGCCTGTCGTTACCATCTCCGCCTGCGATGACCGACTGAGTTAACATCAAACCGTGTGCCGCTAACACTGGTCGCACTTTATCGAGACAATCTTTTAGCGTTGCATATCTGTTTTGAAAATGCGGGTTGGTGCCGGTCATGGCTGGGTCTGACATCTCACCTATGGCAGCGACTAATGCTGAAGCCAAGTCGGAATCATAGCTCATTGTATTCGACCGAGCATTGAGCGGAGTGTATTCGCTTCTTTGATCTTCTCGCGCGCATCGCGATAGCTGCCGTTTGTGTATGCAAATTCATCAGCCTCTATCATTTGCGCTCTGCTTTCCAGCTGCTCAATTGTCTTGCGCAGCCAATCGGTCACTATGACTTTTTCGTCTTCCGTCATTTGAAGGTGCTCCCTGCTAGTTCGAGATATTCGGGCGGTTTATCCCGCCACATGAAATGCGAATAATCCGGCGATAAGAATTGGAAAAGATCATCGAGATCTGTCGCACGCCTCAGAAGATGTTCACGGGCCTTTGCGATACGGCACATGCGTGCCAGCGCGCGCGCCATGGCGGCGTCGCCCAATGCCTCACAGGTATCGCTGTCAAAAACACGAAAGCCTGCAGGTGTGGCGTAGACCAGCTTGACTGGCACATGCTGCTCTTGCCGATGCAGCCAGGCGCGATACAATGCAACCTGCATGATATGATCTGGTCTCGGCGCTGCTGGCAGCGACGGCATGCGGAAGCCCTGCTTTGTATCCGACGGTGAAGGCCAGCTTGTTTTCAGCTCGACAACAGAGCTGGCTTCGAGGTCAATCTGACCGATGAAATCGAGATCGACGCCGTCCATTTGCATTGAGACCCAGCGACCGTCATCGATGCGATTTGCGCCGCTTGTCGCCTCAAGGGTGCCTGCCAGCAAGTTTGCGCACGTCAGCTCAAAGAACGTGCCAAATACTTCCGGCGCGCCTGCGTCCTTTTCTTCTTTAGATTGCTTGACCGTGTATACGTGGTCGCGAATAAGAGCATGCTTTGCTCGGTCGTTCTCTATATGTGGCGGTGATTCATGCTCGTCGAACTCTGCCAGCGCAGACCGTAGCGCGTTTTGCCATGGCTCATTATGCACGGTCGCAAGATTGACTGCAGTCTCTGCCGCTCGGCCTGCCGCCATTGCAGCATTGCCGGGCCATCGCATTTCGCGTGGGCGCGCGACGCACTTCTCAAAAAACTCCAGATCGTCCGGTCGGGTACAACCGCTCGGACTGTGCGAGGTGAACGAAAACCGCGCGGCATATTCTGGTACAAAATCAAAAGACATGTATACCATACGTACATATCTCTGACGTTCATGCAATAATTAGCCGGTCGTTATCCCCAATATTCTATCAGCCCCCACTGTTCGACTACGCGCAAGTCTCGGTCTTGCGTTTTTTAGCCGCAACGGGTGCAGATGATTTTTGACTTATGCGAACAGGCGAGGTGTACGTTTTTGGTTTTGGCTCGTCAGATCCACGAACAAAAACATTGTATGCCTGACCGGCTTGCACGCAAATTTCAATTGTTTGCAGCGCGTCTGGTTTGGGACCGGCGCAAAGCTCGTTCATGTCAATGCCGAGCACCTCGGCGCAATCCATCGCTTGCTCAATGTTTGGCTTTGTTTCGCCGCGTTCCCAGCGCCGATACGCATGAGCCGATACCTTGATTTTGTTTGACATCTGATCGCGCGTGAACCCGACGCGTTCCCGATGCATTTTCAAGCTAACGTGAAACTTCATACTCTCAATTTCCGATAAACTAAATTTGTATTTATCGCGGTCCAGCTTGTTTGGCCGTCAGCGTCCCACAACTCGGAAAGTGCAGGCTTTGCCTGCTCAAAAAAATCAGCCAACCGGTCTGCCATCCAAGCAATGGTCTCCAAAAAAAAATAAAGCAAGCGTCTGGTCGGCAGTAGCTGCCCAGATTCAGTTTCAGTCACGCAATTATTTTCGACGAGTAAATTTACAGACTCTCGAACACTGATTCGATGCTGAATGCTTGGACGCCCCATCGTCTGTTTTAGTATATCCCATGTCATTAATCTTTTGTGCAGCCAAGAACTTGCAATTATTTGAGCGCATCTTGGTATTCGTGCGTCTTGATAAAAGACTCGATAAATCGGAGTAGAGTTATTTAGACGCTCAGTTGCAGGCGTTGCAGGCACGCGTGCAAAAAGCAGTGGACTCATAATTCCATAGTCTTTTTGCGTCTCTTCGTCCAAATTTTCAACAAAATCAGTTGTGCGGTTTTCTGGGTGAATCACGCCGAGCGTCAAAAACTTAGCCATGCAGCCCAATGTTTTTTCATCGCACAACGGATCAAATGTATCGTCTGGCGGAGCTGAGTAATCGACTGGCAGTCGCACTATGTTCTCACTCATTTTTTACCTCCCAATTTTTGTCGAACAGACACTCTGAGTAACACATGTAAGCTATTGGTGTCAAAGCGGTTATTTTTTACCCACAGATTTTTGAGTCCAGATACCTTGCTTTTGTACTTAAAGTGCCAGTATCAATATAATATTACGCATATTATAATATTTTATGCACATATGAGGTTTATTTTGTTTTTTAGAGATTACGTACAATCCAGCCCTCGATCATACACAAGTCTGGCACAGCAGCTCGGTGTGTGCCGTGCCACGATCAATCATATCATAGCTGGCAGGAGGAAACCCAGCCTGGCGCTATGCCGCCGGATAGTCATCATGGCTCGAGGCCAAGTTACTGCAGACGAGTTGCTTCATGAGTTCGGAGAGTGATTTACAAGCAGCAGTTGTTGAGTTTCTGCAGGTCTACCTGCCGCCTGGCTCGATATTCCATCACAGCCCAAACGAGGGCAACCATCGCGTTCAATATAGGGTCAAACAAAAGCGGCTCGGCGTTCGCGCTGGGTGGCCTGATTTGGAAATCTTTGTGCAACCAACGTGGTTCATTGCAGGCGTTAATTGGTCCCCAATTTTTATTGAACTCAAGACAAAAACTGGTCGGGTTTCTCCGACCCAAAAACAAGTGCAGGCCGACCTCGCGGCGGCGAGCTGCCATGTCGAGATTTGCCGAAGTGTCGCGGCAGTCCAACAATTTTTAGACACAAAAATTACCAGGAGGTCACCATGAATAAAAATAGATTTGATGACGAGCAGGCTTTGTTGCGGAGGCTCGAACCAGCGCCCAATTTCATGTTCGCAGACGTGCTAAAGGCAATCAAAGAGGTTGCAAACGTAACCCCCAGACACCTCCAAAGCTATGCGCGTGAGTATTTGCCGTGGCGTCGCCGCGCAACGCACTTAGCACACAATGATTTGGGTTACTCTTGCACACAAATCGGCAAAGTGCTTGATCGCGATCACACCTCTGTCCGGTATTCGCTCAAGAAATACGACGCAGAGAGTGACGTGATCGAGCTTGACCGTATCCGCCTTTGTGCAAAGCGCGCAGCGCAGCACAGACTAAATGAGATGCAGGCTGCGCAGCAAGACTTCGAGGCACAGGCAGAGGTTCGAGCGGTGCGACAGCAGGCAGCAAGGGTGATCATTGAAAGCCCCTACGCTGGCAAAGATGTCGAAGCCAATGTTCGTTATGCACGTCGTTGCTTGAAAGACTCGCTGGATCGTGGCGAGTCGCCGTTTGCCAGCCACCTGCTCTACACACAAGTGCTGGACGACAATTACAAGCACGAGCGGCAGCTTGGAATGCAGCGTGCTTTCAGCTGGTATGCCAATGCGGATTATGTGGCGATCTACACCGACCGGGGCATCTCAAACGGCATGCGGTCAGGCATATCGCATGCACGCTCGCTTGGTCTCAAAATCGACAAGCGGCAGCTCGACATATGATTTCCATGGATGCATTTATTGTGCTTCAGTGTCTGTTTGACGAGCCAAAAACGTACCGTGAAATGGCAGCAAAACGCGGCGTGATACTTGTGGATAACTCACTTGATGAACTGCTGCGCAGCGGCCTTGTTGAGCAGGTTGGCACAGACGTTGCAATTACTAAGATTAACTCAGATAAACTTAATACAGATAAACTTAGTACACAGAGTTATAAGTTAGACTCACAAAACAAATTAAATTTATCTAAGTACTCTGATTACACAGAGTACGGAGATCAACTGCGTACACTGATTAATCACTCTGCGAAAATGAGCAACCCGGCCTACCGCGCCGTTGTGGATAACCTGCAGCCTAGTCGCCGCAGTCGTGCGGCACAGATCTTTGCGCAAAAACTCAGTGCGCAAGACAGACCTCAATTTTGGAAGATGTTTGGAAAGCTGAATGACACAGAGCAAGCCCAGTGGTGTGAGCGAGCTGCACGACTGGATCATCGAGGCTGGAGAGACTGAGCGACGCCTGCCTGCTGCGGTCAAAAAGTATCGCGGCAGCTGGTGGCCTGAGATGCTGCCTGAGTGGCTGGCTTACGCCAGCGAAGCCACTGTGGTCGGCTTAGACGCGGCAACCGCAGAGCAGGTTACCCGGTTCGACATCCTTGCCAGCCAAATTTTAAACATGCATGTGGACGAGCGTCGGCTGTTGTGGGCTGTTGCGCATGCCGGAGCCTTTCGGTCGCGTGGACCGAACTGGGTCAGGGTCGGCAAGTATCTGCACTGCGAACGTCGGACAGCGAAGCGGCGGTATGAATCAGCGTTGATTAGTTTGTGGTATTCGTGGATTTAATCTGAGTTTTTACAGCGTTTTACTGCTTGTAAAATCCATAAACCTGCAAGCTACTGATACTGCATGATTTGTTCTCCCCGATATTCTACTCGACGGGTGGTACTCAACTTCGCTCAGAGGGTGTATAAAAAACTAACGTTGCGAAACGTTGTGCGGTAGTCCCACCACCTACCCGCAGGATACAAACCTCCTACAGATAAGAAGGGCTGCAGCTTTTGCTGCGGCCCTTTCCCTTGTGAGCCATGGCAAAACAAAAACACGTCAAAATCACGAAGGCTGTGATGCAGCGCATTTGCGACCAGCTGGCTCAAGGCAAGTCACTGCGCTCGATCTGCGACAACGATCCCAAGTTGCCGGAATGGAGTCCCGTCTTGCGACGTGTGCAGCGCGATGATGATCTTTACGACATGTACTCGAAAGCCAGAGCCATTGGCGCAGAGTTTTTGATGGATGAAATGTTCGACCTGGCTCGCAAGCCGCTTGATGACGTGGAGCGGCATCTTGCGAATGCGGAGGTGCAGCGCCGCCGAGTGCATATCGATACGCTGAAGTGGGTCTTCGCAAGAATGCGGCCATGGGATGTACGTCACCGCAAAGAGGACGTGCCGGAGGACAATGGCGGTGTGATCAAGCTGCAATGGGGTGGCGGCGCAGAGGCCGCAACGTCAAAGCCAAGCGCCGAAGTAATCAAACTTGTGAAAGGTAAAAGCGATGATGCGTCGTAAGATGAGCGGTGCCAAAATGATGGCAACACGTCGAAAGAAGGCGGCTGCGAAGAAGAAAAAGCCAGCCAAGATGACACGCGTTCGGAGGAGCTACTGATGGCTAAACGTCCCGGCTTGTATGCCAACATCCATGCCAAGCGAAAGCGCGTGGCTGCATCAAAAGGCAAGTTGCGCATGCGGAAGAAGGGTGAGAAAGGCGCGCCAACCGATGCGCAGTTCAAGGCAGCTGCCAAAACGGCCAAGAGAAACAAGCGCAAGGGCTTGTTGAGGGGTTAGCATGGCGAAGGGTCAGGCGCATTATTTTCGTGACGGCACAAAGCACAGCGGCGGTAGCCACAAGATGCCGAACGGCAAGCTGCATAGTGGAGCCAGGCACACACAAAACAGCAAGCAACTTTATCATTTTAGAGACCTCAGTGATCGTGCAAAAGCGCGAGCGCGTAAGCGGAAGTAATGGCTAAAGCAATACCGCGCACGACTGGCAAGGGAGGTAATTATCGCAAAACGTCGGGCATGACAGCCAAGGGCAGAAGGTTATACAACAAGCGAACCGGCGGTAATTTGAAGCCAGCTGTCACCGGCAAGGTGAAGAAGGGCAGCGCAGCTGCAAAGAGACGCAAGAGCTACTGTGCGCGCAGTTTAGGCCAGCTGAAGCGTAGCAGCGCCAAGACACGCAACAATCCGAACAGCAGGATCAGGCAAGCACGCAGACGGTGGAAGTGTTAGATGTATCAGCTGGTGATAATCATGTTTACAGCGTTAGGCGTGACAGACGACGCCATACAGGTCGAGCGGCTCAACGGACAGCCATTGGCTTTTGAGACGCATGACGACTGCATCAAGCATCTGTGGGAGAACTTAGACGAGCTGAAAGCGTTTGGTCGCGCACAGTTTGGCGGAGTGCCGGTGAAGTCGATTAGCTGCCACAAGATAAAGCATATCGAGGAGATGCGTGGTAATGACGTGTAGACTTGCAGCGAGGAGAGAGCTGGGTGAGGTTGTTTATCTGAGAGGTAAGATGGTGACGGATTGTGTGTGTGGCAAGCACAGCGCAAGGTCAGCGACTCGCGCGATGGACAATGAGAATGTTAATCATCCGCAACAAGATAGCGATACCCCGCCGCTTTTTAAAAGTTTTGTTACGCGTCTGTTACGCAGCGACCGCTAACCTGCGGTCAGCGCGGAGGCACCATACTTATCGCAAGTATTTAGTCGGGCTAGCTAGTACTATTTTTTGATTCTGCGACCCCCCGTACCCCCCAAAACGTGGCCCCGACTCTCTATAGCGTATATACACAATCAACGAAGCCTCACACACATGTACACACCGCTCTACTCCGCATGGACCCGCACGACGCCGCAAGGCGACACCGTCCTTATGCTGGCCGTAGAAGGCTTTGAATCGCCTCTGGAAGCACGCGAGTTTCTATCCCACCTGATAGCCCCCTACGTGGCAGAGCAGCTACAGGAGACCCTACATTGACCGCTAGTAAGCAGTCGGTAATCGAGATACCCTACACGCCTCGCCCACTGCAGGCACTGCTGCATGAGCAGGTCAGCAAACACCGCTGGAGTGTTCTGGTATGCCATCGCCGCTTCGGCAAGACGGTGTTAGCTATAAATCATCTGCTGCGCGATGCGATACTCTGTCCGCGCCCTATGGCCCGGTTTTTCTATGTGGCTCCGACGCGTGTGCAGGCAAAAGCGGTCGCTTGGGACTACGCGAAGGAATTTGCACGCAAGATACCCGGGGTGCGTTTCAACGAGACGGAACTTCGCTGCGATTTGCCCAACGGCGCAAGGTTGCAGCTGGTCGGCGGCGAAGAGCCTGACCGGCTTCGTGGAATCTATGCGGACGGTATCGTGTGTGACGAGGTCAGTAGCATGCCGGAACGTGTGTTTCCTGAGATCCTGCGACCGGCACTGTCGGATCGCAACACGGCAGAATGCCCGACCTATTGTATTTTTATTGGCACCCCTGCAGGCCATAATGCCTTTTATGATTATTGGGAATTAGCCGGTCACGAGGACGGCTGGTATCGCGCAATGCTGAAGGCCAGCGAAACAAAAATTTTACCGCAGGCAGAGCTGGACGCCGCCGCATCGTCGATGTCCGAAAGTCAGTACGAACAAGAGTTCCAATGTTCTTTTATTGCTTCAGTTCCGGGCAGCATATTCGGAAAGGAGCTGCAGGAAATCGAGGAAGACGGCCAGATAACAAAAGTTCCTTATGACCCCGGCCACCGGGTCGATACGTTCTTCGACCTGGGCGTCAACGACAGCACCGCCGTTTGGTTTGTGCAGAGAATTGGTCGCGCGCTGCATTTTATCGATTACGTCGAGGAGCGCAATGAAGGACTTCCGTTTTATGCGCGGATGCTGGATGAACGCGGGTATCTCTATGGCACGCATCACGCTCCGCACGACATCGAGGTAAGGGAGATGGGTACAGGACGGTCGCGACGCGAAGCGGCCTATGACCTCGGTATAAATTTTAGAGTAGTTCCGAAGCTGCCTCTTGAGGACGGCATACACGCCGCCAAGATGCTGATACCGCGATGCTGGTTTGATGCAGAGGCTTGCCATGACGGCCTAGAGGCGCTGCGGTATTACCACAGAAAGTATGATGAAAAGAACCGCACGTTCCGTTCGTCGATTGTCCACGACTGGGCAAGCCATGGGTCAGACGCGTTTCGCTATGCCGCGATTGGAATTAGAGATTTCAACAGCCACGATTCACCACCGCAGATAACGGCTGCGGCAAATTACAATCCCCTGACAAGCCAAGCACAGAGTATTTTGTAATGTCTTTTTTAATGCCAAAGATTCCCACGCCTCCGCCCATGCCAGCGATACCGCCTCCGCCCCCTGCCCCGCCTCTCAAGCCGGTCGAGGCCGGAATGGAGGATCGTGAGCGTGATCGTATAAGGCGCAAGCGCGGTATTAGCTCGACTATTCTGACAGGTCCGCGCGGCCTTACTACCGAGGAGTCGGTTAGCCCGACATCACCGAATCTATTAGCAGGAGACTAGTTATGGGTAATTTGTTTAGCCCACGCAGCGATAATCGTGCAGAGCGCCGGGCCGCACCGCCGCCGCCACCAGAACCGAGAGAGCTGGTCAAGCCGCGCGAGGTTGTGCGTGAGGGAGCTGAGAGGGCAACCAAAAGACGCACCCGACGCCGCGCAGGCTATGGCGGCGGCGGAGCATCCATGTCCGGCACGATACTGACCGGCGCGCAGGGTGTCGATGCAGGCGCAGGCGCAGCGCGCAAAGCGCTGTTAGGTGACTAATGGCTGCTGATCCACGCGCATCATTGATCCTGCGACGGCTCAGTCGTCTACAGACGCAGCGCTCCACATGGGAGTCCCACTGGCAGGAGCTTGCGGACTACATGCGTCCGCGCAAGGCCGATATTGTCTTGAAGACGCAGACGCCAGGCAAAAAGCGCACAGAGCAGATATTCGACGGCACTGCGGTGCGCGCTGCGGAGATGCTGTCCGCAAGCCTGCACGGCATGTTAACGAATATGTCTACTGCGTGGTTTTCTTTGCGTTACCGTGACGGAGACCTGCAGGAGGATGATGAGGCGCGTGAGTGGCTGCTGTCGGCAGAAGATGCCATGTATACGGCGTTTCACCGATCTAACTTTCAGGAGCAGATACAGGAACTATACGACGATCTGGTCGTTTTCGGCACCGGCA